ACATCTCTCGCATATCTCGGAGCCCTCGCGGGATACTCCACATTTGATCAAGTTATGGCGAATTCAGTGCACCGAGAACATTTTAGAAAACTTCAAACCGAAGAGATTGTTCCATCCATAGAAAGTGAAGTTCCCTTCGATCTATATGATTACATGGAACAGGTTGAAGAAAGAATTTCAAGTGAATCTAATGGCGATAGCTTGGATAGAATCTGTATGGATGGATTCACAAAGTTTCACACTTTCGTCGTTCCATCCCTACGTCGATGCTTGGATCAGGGGAAGAGACCAATTCACACATATAAAAGTATCGCAGCGTGGTACATATATGCAAGAAGGTTTGGTCGGGGGTGCACGAAGATAAAGTATAGCGAACCCAATTGGGTCCTCCTAGAACCACTCCTCAGAGATAATCGGGTCGACGACTTTGTCTCAAATGAGAGATTGTGGGGGGACATTCCAAAAAAATACATCACATTTACAAGAGATCTAAAATCTATTCTACTCTCCCAAACGTACGAAAAAGAAATTGACCTCCTTGGTTAGGTTTCCTTTGACTCTACAGCTTCGGGGAGTGGGGGTAGAAAGTAAGATGAAACAAACAATACACCCAATCCCGCCACAGATGGATAATAAACCGCCGTTGCCACAATAGTAACTGTAAGAAGTAGGAAAAATATATATAAACCCCATGGGTGTACATCAAATTCCTCATTTCTGAGTTCAAGACGCAAGTTCTCATCTTGAAGTTGTTTCACAGTGTTTTCGAGTTCAATGACACGCTTTTTCAATTGAGAATGTACTCCAATTCTGGGAACATTAAACATCGTCAACGGAGTAGAGAACATTTTTCGAGATATATTTCTATTATTGTAACCCAACTTAGGTATGATTTGATAAAATACCCCGAAATGATCGCTTCGCGAGGGAACCCCAATGTATAAGCCATGATAGATCTTGGTATCCCATACACTCTGAGAACTCTCTGTAAGCTGTATGAGCCTTTTGGATTGCTCCAGTCAATTCACGCTCCGACCGCTCCGCCTCCAGCATCTCCCTCGCAAGATACTTTTCATATATTTCCTTTTCATTTTCAATCTCGAAGACCTTTGCACGAAGTTCTGAAATTGTATAGTCTTCCAAAGTCACACCATGGGCAGTGGCAATTTCTACCAATGCATCCACCTTGAGAGCAGGTGTCACTTCAGTCCGTTTACTTATATTTTTGTAATGATTACTCACATTATCATAGTAACACATAGTCATAATCCACTGATAACATTTATCTATACAGTTCCGATCTATAACAATTTCCTGATCCGAAAAATCTGGTGTAACACACAACGCATTTTTGGGACCATGAAGATGCTTCATTATATTACACATCTTAAGGTATTCTCCTTCGGGGATTGAAGAAGAATTTTCATCAATGAGGCTCATAAGTTCTTGAACAGACATTCTTACATTTTACATTACAATGTCGCACTTAGGTGTGATGCAGCTAAACGAATTGTTTCTACATGCTCTTCACCCCTCTCAATCAACCGATTTGCCGCTTCACCCGGAAGACATCCCTGATCTATCATTATATCTTGGATCAATAACTCTGCGGCCCTCATAACCGAATGCCCCTCATCCATTAAACTTTCCATGGTTGCCCAATCTGTGTCACTATATGGATATGGTTGTGAATAGAAATCTAAGGGTGCACCGGATAATGCATCGTTAGTCATTGGTACACTCGTATCGTACCCCAAATAAATACTGGGTTCATATCTTAAGCCTCTGGGCTTATTTACAAGATCGTGGATGGCTTTCATAGAGTTACACATCTCTATGTAGTCCCCCTCTGGGATGGTGCCGACGTTCTTGTCTACAAGTTCCATGAGTTTACGGAGTTGTTCCATTTTTTACATTTTATATTTTATTCAACTGACTTAGGTTGAATGTTGAAGTTGAAGACAATTTTGCCTTTGACTGAATCAATCTAAAATTGTCAAATAAAAATTGTGTATCATATTCTCTATACATTGAAGTTCTCACCTCGTCAGTCAAGTCAACCAATTCATCTAGAATTCTACGATCTCGACCACTTATCGATAAGAATGATATCAGCCTTTTACATTTCTTATAGAGAACATTTAACTGTTGATTACGAACAATTTTATCATCTATGGGAAATTCAATACCTATATTTTCGTTACACTCATTTGTGCTTTCAATTACCTGGTACTCTCGTTTCCGAACAAATCTCTGGGTAAAGAAATCGAACATGTTCTTGAATATTTCGGACATTTTTTTGGGGCGGGTGGGGGGGCAAAATTTGGGGGTGAAATAACTTCCTGCCAAATCAAACGCTGAACGTCTGGACAAAGTGGTGCAGTAGCCTGACAAAAGGCCACTGCAAATTCGTCAGAGTGAAGTGAAATGTAGTCCATTAATCGGTATGACTTTCATCGTCACTTTCCTGAAGACTTAGGTTTCGTTCAAGCTTTTGTTTCTCAAGTTGAACATCGAGATACACCCGGTAAGGTGCATCCCACACAGCAGACTTCACCCACCTGCAGATATTTGTAAGGTACTGTGGACCCATGTCCACGGTGGTGTTGGCAATTGCATGAAACAACATTATACTATAGAAAGTCACTTCTTTTTTATATTCTTAAACATTCTTATATATTCTGGTACCATCCAAGCAGTAAGCACTCCCGCCAAATACATAAATGAGTGAAATGGTGACATATATTATAATATTTACTAACATTAGAAAATGTCCCTTGAAGACATACCTAAAAAGGTTCAGTATGTTCTTATAGATTCTAATTTTGTAAATGGAACAAATAATACATTTTCATTTGATCTCAATTTGGAATCAAATACACATGTCGAAGATATGAGCAGAGTCCTCGGTATCAAGATGGTTGACTTTTATATCACACAGGTTGGTGACCCAAATCCAACCAGTGACACTCATCCAAGTGATATAGCTAAGTTTGTCGATATTATTTGTCCAGAGATTCCAAAGGTTGCTCAAATACTGGATGAGAGGCATGGACAAATTTTAGCAAGAGTTCCCTTAGAAAGACATTTTAATCATTCGTCACATACAGTCCTTCGCGACAAACAATGGAAACGTTTTCAGCAAAAAACAAATTATTTCAATCCTATATCCATTAAGAAACTTAACTTCAACATATATGAACAACAGGATGATGGAGATTATGTGACTCTCCAACCAGACTCAAAGTGGTATATGGTTCTTGAAATTACTACAGTTAATGTAAAAGAAAAACCAAAAGATCGAGAACTTCAAATTCTAATGGCACTCGAAAAACTTTTGAAAAAGATTGACATCCTCAATCATAATGTTCAAAAGTTACCAGATAAACCACCCGAAGAGAATCCCAAAAAATATTCATTTGGACTTCTTGTTGCATTTCTAGCATCCATATTGGGTGGATTTATATTTTGGGTAAATAAAAGTCCTGTTACATAAAGAATGTTACCAGGTCTGGGTGTAGGAACTATCATGAGTATATTAGCCATATGCTCAGGTACACCCCTCGAACCCCTACCACTTCTATACATCATGGCATCAGCTCGTTGGGCGTATGGAGGTGATCGTTACCTCGATGGTAAAACCGAAGACACACCCGAATCTATAGCAGGAGCTCTTCTACTAGCAAACCTAATTCTTTGGTATTCTAATCAATCCAAATATATTGCACCCGAAGTTCTTTCTATCCTGATATATCCATCATTCAAACAAAATCTACCATTACTTAAACCATTCTACGTGGGGACATTTTGGGCGGGAGCTATCAGTGTTGTACCACATCTCATAGCTCACGTGGATGTTATTGAAAATGAAACAATTGCCATTGGACTCCTCGCGTCGAGTGTATCTAACATGGCAGACATTGAAGATGTAGAAGATGATATTAAAAATGGTATCTATACTATTCCAGCAACATTTGGTGTTACCCCCACACGCGCTCTCTCAGCTGGTCTTTTTATGGGTTCTGTATACAAAAGTGGCATTGTACCACACGCATTACCTAAAGTTCGTCATAAGAAAACTCTCCATAGAGCTCCTCTAGTATATGTAAAATGTCCCGCACATCTTTGAGTGATGACTCAGTTGAACGTAAATTCCACTGTGTCAACATCTTAAGTTTCTTTTGCGCCATCTTGTGCTTTCTAACCTCTTCCTGGAGTTCACTTATTTTCAAAGTATCTTTTTCAGATTTACGCTGAAGACTTTCGAGGGCTGTCACCCGTCGGCGCTTTACAGGCTTAGCCCGCTCAGAACCCCCTGTCAAGTTGTAAGTATGAATAAGTGTGGTCATATATAATTATTGGTATGTATTCTTTATGCCGTAGAAGCCGCCTTTTTCTTGGGGGCAGCCTTCTTCACCGCTGGTTTAGCTTCGACTGGTGCGGATGCACCTGGACCTGGTGGACCCGCTGGACCCCGGGGACCCGCTGGACCTGGTGGACCCGCTGGACCAACTGATCCGGCACCGCCACCACCACACTGGTCGATAATCTTCGAGAGTAGGTCATACAACCGTGTTTTGTCAAGGCGGGTACGTTTGATTTCATCGTCAATCTCTTTGCGTAGAGCGTCCATTGTTATATATATAAAAGAAAGATTATCTTTATACTAAATGATCGTGATTGGACCGGCACTAAATACAGGTATCGGTCATCACGCAAAGAAATATACCAATGTATTTCCAAATTCGGAATATTACATGTTTGGAAGTCAACTTCCTGAGGTTGAACATGCCTTAATTTTCATGCTTCCCGTACAACCACATATAGAATATCTCAAGTATGTGCGAACACGTGTCAATAATTTAGCGTGTATGACTGTATGTGAAACTGAAACCGTACACGAGGATTATGAGCTCATCATGAAAGAATTTAAGAAAGTCGCTGTTCCTAGCGAGTTTTGTAAACGCGTTTTATCCAAACAATTTACTGAAAATGAATTCTATATTATTCACGCTCACATTCCAAAACCTAGAGAAAAACCATATACATTCTACCACATTGGGAACATTATGGATCCCCGAAAAAAGTTCCAAGATATTTTACAAGCCTTCATAAGACTCAATGAACATAATACGAGGTTGATTGTCAAAGCGACTTGTGGTAAAGATGTAGATATCAGACTTCCAAGGGTTGAAGTTATAAACGGTGTCATCTCTGATCAAGAAATGGATGACATTCACAATCGTTCAGATTGCTACGTAAACTTTTCCCACTCTGAGGGTGTAGGTATGGGGGCTATCGAAGCTGCACTGCGAGATAAACCAGTGATTATAACAAATTATGGAGGTGCACCAGAGTATGTAAAAACCCCGTACACAATTGACTGTGAACTTCAGGAGTTGGAGAAGGATGATTTCCTCTTCAAAAAGGGTATGGTTTGGGGTAAGCCAAACTTTGACCAACTCTTGGAATTCATGAGACACGCATATGACAATCGTGTTCGCCACATGGATCATGAACATACTAAAAAACTTGTTGGGGGGGAAAATATTTTACAAGAATTCCTCTTGAATGTAGTTGGTGGCGAGGGTGATGAGACCAATGAGGATCGTGCCACTCATAAGTGAATCTCTTTGTGCAATTATAGTCATAACGAGATCATCAATAACTTGAATACCGGTAGGTTTCTTGGCGATGCGGGGGACGATGATACTTATTATGATGTAAATAGCCATCGATAATATTACAGGTCTAAGACTTTCCTGATCTAACATCTTCTTTATATTAGTCCACTATTTTAATTTGAGATACATCAACCTTCGCCCCAATTGAATTATTCTTCACACTATGTTTTCTGCAATAATCTCCACAGATCGCTTTGAAAGAACAAGGCTTTCCAGACATCGTCACCGCACAACAAATCTTCTTGGATGTCCTTTGCTCATTCACAAGTTCAGGGGGTTTTTCTAAAACTATGATCTTTTGTGTATCCTTTTTCTGTTGATGTTTCAGGTATCGCATCTTCATCTTCCAAGTGGCATCCGCCAAAATATAACACCTATCATCTGGTTCACTAAGACGGTACATAGTCACCGCGTTAGTGAGACATTCCTGCCAAATAGTATCACGAATAACTTCCATTTTTAGAGATACTTTTTACTTTCCATCTACTGACTTAGGTTGTCAAGCTTCACCCCCTATTTCAGCCAAATATATGTCAACATTTCCTGCAAATTCCGGACAAGATTCGGTGGTTTTTTTAGTCACCATATCTTGAACATTCAATACATGCTCCTTAAATTTCTTGACATTTATACCAGTGGCATTGTGAATTTGAGATTCTGTAGCAATGTCCTTCAAAGCATATAGGTAGGCCGCAGCATAGTTGGCATGAAGCACGGCGATCACGGGAGACTTATCCTGCTGTGCCGCTGTGGCGTAACGAGCTGATTGTCTGACCAACTTCTCTATGGATTGTTTCATTCCCCTAGATTTATTTTGCATAACCAAAATCAAAATGAAGATCGCAACTATGAAGTATGTATACATCTTTCTTAATCTACCTAAAGAAATTTTTATACGAAACTTAAAAGAATAAATATTTATTCATCTAATGAATGTGATTGTAGGAACCACCCTTATTATAGCCGCCACTCTTATTATTTGTAAACTATTAACTCCAGTGTCGAAGCCCATCAAGAAGAAGGAACCCATCAAGAAGAAGGAACCCGTCAAGAAGAAGGAGCCCGTCAAGAAGGAGGAACCCGTCAAGAAGGAGGAACCCGTCAAGAAGAAGGAGCCCGTCAAGAAGGAGGAACCCGTCAAGAAGAAGGAGCCCGTCAAGAAGGAGGAACCCGTCAAGAAAGTCAATCCCTATTTTGCCTTCTGTAAGGAGAAACGTCCCGAGATCATCGCCGCCAATCCAGAACTTAAATTTCGTGAGATTGGTAAAAAACTTGGTGAAGAGTGGAGGAAACTTTCAGACAAGGAGAAGGATGAGTATAGAATGTGAGTTAAAGTTTAAATTGTGTATAAATATATGGAAATACCGGTGTGTGAAATTAATGAATATCTGCTTCCCCATTATGTTCAGGCATCCGAAGAACCACTAGATGAAACATTTGAGTGTAGTATATGCTGTGACTATTCAAACAAATGTATAATATCATTACCTTGTGGTCACAAATATCACGGGGAATGTTTAAACGAATGGATTGATAATAAGTGTAGATCGTGTGGTGCGAAAAGATTACGCGATACTTCTACATGTCCTATGTGCAGAGAAGAAGTTAGAATTATTCCAAATTATAATTTCTGGTTTAAACTTGGTACAGAAACATGTAACCTGATCAAATGGAATGATTTCATTCGAAAAATTTTAATACACACAAAACATGTAAAAAGGTTGGATAAAATTCAAAAATATATGAAAGTTGTAGTCATAAATAATTTAGATTTTCTCTCACGCCACAGTCTAGACTGTATTGACTATGATTTTTATAATCTCGAAAACATTAAAGAACCTGTTATCGAAGAACCCAAACGTTCTTGTATACCATTCATCAAGTATAAAAGGATACTCACATTGGAAGAGAAAGTTTATATATTTAAATTTAAAATAAGACTAGAAGAATATATAGAATATTTAGAATACATTTCTAACAATATACCCAAACCCCAAATCCTTACAGATTGGTGTAAAAAAATTTACATTTTTAAAAAGAGTATATACAGATTTAGAAAGGTGTGTGAAAAGTTTGAACCTAAGTTAGAGTTTTGAATTGTAAAATATATTTTCAATACCTAAGTCAAAACCAAATACACTATTTTTTCAACTAAAAATGTCTACAATCATTCACCCACTCACTGATATCTACATCCCTGCGGAAAAGCTTCTCGCATGCAAAGGGGAACATATATTGGATCCATCCAATAAATCTACCGCGCCCTCGTCTGGTACGGTATCTAATCGGTACTACAGTTTTCCCAAAGTTCATGAGGCGCGTATTGGTAGCACAATCACTAAGCGTACACTCATGTATTTCTGGCGCGAACTTCTCAGTCTCCAGAATGTGAATAGAGAGAAGGTCTTTGAAATCATGCGGGGTGATGCGTCCCGAACCGAACCCCCGGAGCGTGATTGTTTTAAAATCGATGACTCTCTGTGGGTTCGGGGATTGAGCTCCCGAGATAAATTGATGTACATTATTAAATTGAAGTCCCATATAAAAAAAGAGTTCAATCTGGTCTGGTCAACTCACCCAAGAAATGGGTGCCCGGTTATACATTATTACATAACCAATGTTCAGTATTAGTCTTGACTTTGTAATTAAAGATCTCAATTGTGTTAAATTAAATGATGTCTCTCGCTCGGAGTTCCGGTGTATAGAAGACACCTAAGTTAGAGTTTTGAATTGTAATAAGTATATTAAAATGACTACCCCTCCCGAATCTTATATCACTGAACTGAAAAAACTGCCCACCCGTTTCGATGTTAAAAACTTTAAACCAATGAACCTGGAAATGGAGGACCCATTCACAGAAGACGAGTATTGGCATGTGAAAGTACAAAAACGCTATAACGAATGTTATGATACAGATTTTAAACAATACATTGATGAATATGAAAATTGGAAGGACATTAATGAAGTAAAAAAGGATACTGAAAATCCATACAAGCAATTTAAAGTATGGGAAGGGGTTGTTATAAAGGGAGGTTCCCCAGTTTCATTCAAGTTTATTCATCACTCCACTACCGATGGTGACGTGGACCTCGAGGTGGACGAAGACGAAGATGTAGACTGTTTGACGGAGTTTCTCTGTGACAAGCTCATCTGGGAAAATGATAGTGGGGATGAATCAGTGGAGATCCAGATGTTTCCTCCTCCTCGCCGAGAATGAAAACCTAAGTTAGAGTTTTGAATTGTAATAAGTATATCTAAATGGAGAGCGTCCAAAAGCTCACCCACATCGAGCACATTCTCAAGAGACCTGATTCCTATGTCGGCCCAGTTGAACTTGGCACGGAACACTACTGGGTTCTCCAAGGTGATGCATTCACCAAGAAGAATCTCAAGTATTCCCCAGCTCTCTTGAAAATCTTTGATGAAATCCTCGTCAATGCGATCGACCGCAACTCCCTCCACCCCAAGGGTGTAACCTCCATCTCCGTCTCTATCGATAAGGACCAAGGCTCTGTCACGATCGAGAACAACGGACCCCTCGGTGGTATCGGTGTCCGAATGCATGAGAAGGAGGGTCTATGGAACCCCGAACTCACCTTCGGTCACCTCCTCACGAGTACCAACTATGATGACAACCAAAAGCGTGTCGTTGGTGGCCGAAACGGTTATGGTGCCAAATTGACCAACATTTACTCATCGGATTTCTCTGTGATCATCAAGGACCATGAAGTGAAGCAGACCTACACACAGGGGTGGTCCAACAACATGACAACCTGTCACCAACCCAAGATTAAGAAGCACGCGGGTGCCACGTCATCTGTGTCTGTGACTTTCACCCCTGACTGGAAGAGATTTGGGATGTCCAAGATGGACGAGTCAATTTACCAGATTTTCCAAAAGAGGGTTTGGGATGCAAACATCTGCACGACCCCCAACTGTAAGGTGAAGTTCAATGGAGATGTTCTCCCAAAGACGTCCTTCGAAGCCTACGCAAAGATGCACGAGGGTGTCGAGAATGTGTGCTCCGTCGTATCTGACAGGTGGTCTGTATGTATCGGTCCAGCTGAGAATGGTATGGAACAGGTGTCCTTCGTAAATGGTATCTGCACGACTAAGGGTGGGAACCATGTGGATCACGTGGCATCCCTAGTGGCCAATGGAATCATCGAGGACATGGCGAAGAAGATCAAACTGAAGCCCCAACAGGTTAAGAACACGTTCAACATCTTCGTCAAGGCGACCCTCGAGAACCCAACGTTCTCGAGCCAGGTCAAGTCTGAATGCACCTCAAAGTCCCAAGACTTTGGCTCGAAGTTTGATCCCCCGAAGAACTTCATCAAGAATGCCCTAAAGACTGGGATTCAAGATGAACTTCTGGCACTCTCGAAGTTTAAGGAGATGAAGGAACTCAAAAAGTCTGACGGTGCCCGGAAGTCTAAGATTACAGGGATCCCCAAGTTGGACGACGCGAACAAGGCTGGCACCGCACAGTCTGGGAAATGTACGCTCATCGTGACAGAGGGTGATTCGGCGAAGACCTTGGCGGTCGCGGGTCTCTCTGTGGTTGGAAGGGACCACTATGGGGTCTTCCCCCTCCGTGGGAAGTGTAAGAATGTGAGGGATGTCTCAGTGGCTCAACTCTCATCGAACCAGGAGTTCAACGATCTCAAGAAGATTTTGGGTCTCCAACAGGGTAAGGACTACAAAGATGTGTCTGAACTCCGCTACGGGAGGCTCATGATCATGACTGATGCAGATAACGATGGGTCCCACATCAAGGGTCTCATCCTAAACATGATCCACTACTTCTGGCCAAGTCTCCTCAAATTGGGGTTTGTCGTCTCTATGGTGACCCCAATCATCAAGGCAACCAAGGGTTCAGAGACTATGTCTTTTTACACTGATTCAGCTTTCCGAAACTGGTATGGTTCTGGGAAGGCTGGGTGGAAAATCAAGTACTACAAGGGTTTGGGTACCTCAACATCTGTGGAAGCGAGGGAATACTTCAAGAAGATTCAGGATCTCACAGTCAAGTTTGACATGGATGTCATGACGGACACGTCGATCGTTCTTGCGTTTGACAAGAAGATGGCTGATTCACGGAAGACCTGGCTCCTAGACAGCACAGCCAAGGAGGCTTCGGAACTTGAGGTTCCCTATGGAAATGTGAAGCAACTTGACATCACAGACTTTGTTCACAAGGATCTGGTGAACTTCAGTCTCGCAGACCTAAAGCGATCAATCGCCCACGTGGCTGATGGTCTCAAACCCTCTCAGCGGAAGGTAATGTATTCCTGTTTCCAGAAGAACCTCAAGGATGAGATGAAGGTGGCGCAGTTGGCAGCCTATGTGGCTGAAAAGAGTGCTTACCACCACGGTGAAGTCTCCCTCGCAGATACAATTGTCAAGTTGGCAAATGATTACACGGGGTCCAATAACATCAACCTCCTCGAACCATGTGGACAGTTTGGAACCAGGTTGATGGGTGGGAAGGATGCATCTCAGACGAGGTACATCTTCACCAAGTTGACCAAGGAGGCCCGGAAACTCTTCGACCCCAAGGATGATGCAGTTCTCAACTACCTCGACGACGATGGACGCCCCATCGAACCAGACTTTTACATGCCCACCTTACCTATGGTTCTCGTGAATGGTACAGAAGGTATCGGTACGGGTTTCAGTTGCTATGTACCCCCCTTCAATCCCGAAGATATCAAAGAGAACATCAAGAGAACTTTGGAGGGTGAAGACCTCATAGAGATGAAACCATGGTTTAGGGGTTTCAAGGGACGTGTCTACAAGGATGACGCTGGTCTATGGATCACAGAGGGTATTTACAAGGACACTGGTTCCAGACTCAAAGTCACCGAGCTTCCACCCGGGAGGTGGACCCAGGACTACAAGGAGTACCTGGACACACTTGTGGAAAAGAAGATGATCAACAGCTACACGAACAACAGTACCACGGAGGATGTGGATTTCGAAATCTTCGGCTACACCGGGAAGGACTTGATGAAGGACCTCAAGATGAAGAAGACATTCCACACATCGAACATGCACCTCTTCCACCCAACTAGGGGTATCCACAAGTATGCGAATGCTGAAGAGATTCTCAGAGACTTTGTGGAACTCCGTTTGGAACACTACAAGAAGCGAAAGGCACACCTTGTAGATGTGTTACAGAAGAAAGCTGTGATGTGTAGCCACAAGTCGAAGTTTGTCTCTATGGTCATAGAGGGGGACCTCGTGGTGTTCAAGAAAAAGAAGAAGGACTTGGAGGCTGAGATGTCCCAGACGTTCCCAAAAATTGAGGGAAACTACGACTACCTCCTCAACATCAAGACGGTGCAGTATACCGAGGAGTCTGTGGTTTCCCTCCTCAAAGAGTCTAAAGAAGCGAACGAAGAATTGGAACGTATAATGAAAACCAGTCACCTCACAATGTGGAAAATGGATATTAAAAATATATAAACAATAGTAAGTATGGGTGAAGCTGCTAAGATTTCCCTCAATGCTATTGGAAAACAGGACACCCACCTGCTTTCCAAAGACCCAGAAGAATCTTTCTTTAATTACGAAGCTCCACCAAAACACTCCGAGTTTCGAAAATATCATAGAAGTCACCAAGTTGTCAATAAAGGACAAATAGCTGGGTGGCCATTCGGGGAAACTGTTAAAGTTCAATTCAATCCAACCAATATGGGAGACCTCTTGAGCAACATGTGGTTGAGTATCACAATGCCCGCGCTAAGTTCGGGTGAAAATTACGCAGATCAATTGGGTAGACACATACTCAAAAGTGTCACTATGTTTGTTGACGAACTGGAGATTGAAAAAATACATGACGATTGGGGAATTATATACGATGAACTGTATTTAGAAATGTCTGAGAAAGTTGCCAATAGATTTCTTGTAAACAGAAATATAGGATATGATCAAACTCCCGAAGTGGCAAATCCCATGGTCGCACAAAGTAAAGCCGACATAGTTATACCCCTCCACTTTTTCTTTTCGAGGAAATATGCCAGTGATGAATATTCCTCAAATAAACCAAATCGCCCATACTTCCCCCTATGTTCCGCGTATAAACAAAAACTTACATTTGAACTGGAATTCCATAAGGAATCATTCTTCTCAAACACAACCCAAAATTTAGAAATATCTTCATTTGACATCGTAACCGAAGAGATTACCGTTAGCGCGGAAGAAAAAATATTTTTATTAAAGGAAAGGCAAACTTTAATCACAGATCTAGTCAGAAAACACCCCTCTACCATAAGTGTCATTGGTGAAAATACAATCAAGACTAATCTTGTACCCAACATTCCAGTCAAATGTTTACATTGGTTTCTCAGGAATACGTCATTTGAGGATGAAAATGTATCAACGGATGCATGGGGTTTTAATGCGTCGAATGCTGAAACGTATGCGTATCAGAATAGATTCAATTTTTCATCTAACGCAGCCTTCATACACCAAGAATCTATTTTTAACCCCATAATGGAATCTACGTCATTCTCTATAGATGGATTTAAACTACCAAATCTCTTAGACACGGGGCATATATATTATAAATATCTCGTTCCATCAAGAAATAGATTAGCTAGACCTTATAGGAACATATATACATATAGTTTCTCGATGAATCCGATCAATGTGGAACCGTCGGGAAACTTTGATTTTAGTGAAATTAAATCCGACAAAACATCAATAGAAGTAAAGTTGGATACAGCCCCTATAAACCCGGTGTATAGACAAGCAGTTGATGTGTCCTCAAACACATATTCCCTAAATATGTATTATACGGGGTATCAAACCTTCACATTTGAAAAAGGACTTATGTCAATTGCTTATTAAATAAAAACCCGCGGTTATCACTAATGTAATCGATTATATTGTTTTTGATACACCATTTGATGAAATTTAACTGAGCAAGTGTCGTTTGAATTTCATGAGATGTTCCTGGGACTGTATATGGAAATTTTGTGGACCTACAAAACGGATCAAACAATTTTTTACTGTATCCATCTAGGCTAGACTTATAAGCGCAGTGAACTGTGAAAAATTTACCATCCTTGGTCGTGTAAGATGTGTTATGTTTTTTTGCATAATTTGTAATAAACCATTCCAAATTACGGAGAGATATTCCCGTCGTCTTATCTAGAATGTTCAATAGTTTAGTTTTATTCTTCTCTTCGGTGTAAAATGTATTTATAGATGATAGCAGAATGTCGGATTTACTCATTGTTAAACATATGATTAATATCTATAAGCCCTTTATATTTATTACAGGCTGGACAAGTTTTAAGAAACATTATTTCATTTCCGTGTGTATGTTCAGGTTCACTGGTTAGAACCCGTTGCCTGATTTTTTCACCCTGTTCTTTATGATGTCTACAATATCCATTGTGGATGGCCTTAAACATACATCTTCGTCCGTCACTTTTTTGCCCTTTACATAAAGTAACTGAACATATATCTGGAAGATCCCTTAATAAAATATTGAGAGATATTCCATGCTTTTTTGAAATTGTATCCGCGTATTCATTAAATAGTGTGTTCATTCTCTCATTCAGTTCTTCTTCTATCAGTTCAACGATTTTATCTGGAATACTCATCTCTTATACTATTATAGCTCGTAGTTTTTAAATACGTCTTCAACACTAACACTTTTTTTAATTCTATATTCTTTAATACGTTCTCGTAAATCCAATACTTTACCAGTGTCATCCAAATTTAATTTTTTACATTCCTCAATCAATTGTTCTTTTTTCATACCAGTCAACGAGGGTTCCTTTTTCTTCTTCGGTGGTTTGTGTTGATCAATGATTTCACCAAAAATTTCCTGTTTGGTGTTTTCAAATAAGGGTTCGAGTAAATCGCACACAGGATTTAAAAATTTGTTTTGGAAATAATAGTGATAATCCACAGGAATATCCTGTTCTTCAACAAACTTCGGATCTTCCGATTTTTCGAAAGCTCTAGCTTTTGGATCTCCCGTCTTTGTGAGTAAATAGGGAACACGATCACCAGATTGTGGTTCCGAACCTGGTTTACGTTCTCGCATCTTTACTACAACCTGAACATGTGCCTGATTAATATTAACACTTTCCGGACTCGTAATAGAGACATTTTTACCATCAACTTTATATGTGTCCGATAGTGATTGACTCAAAATCAATTTTTCGTGGGGAACGTCACCCGAAAGAAGTTCAATAGCTCGCTCCTTCGCAAGTTCTCTGGGTGGACCGGGATCACTTGATGTGAGGACTACATCCAATAGTTCTTTACACACTTCCCTCACATGAGGTGTATTGTCTCTACGAACAACTTGGAGACCTTTGATGTCTATATAGTCCATATGCATTTGATCATCTTTTCCCTTCGTCCACAACTTGGCGGCGTATCTCTTTTTAGAGTATAGAAAGTAAGGCCAATATACCTTTTCTAACTCCAAATTGTTTGGCTTCTTGAATAGGGCACTACATTCTTCCGCGGCGCGTTCCCCAACTTCCCAACTGTATTTAACCGCATCCACCCCCTTACGATCACCCACATCGAACTCAACCATCACCGAATCAGTGTCTCCGTACCTCACCTTTGCGCCTGGGAAGTTCTCTTCTACATATTTTTTCGTCTCGTCAATCATACCTCGACCCCGACACGTTGTAGTAGAAGCAATTGGAACACACGGTAAAATACCCTTACCAGCCCCCGTAAAACCGTAAACGGAGTTCATCGAAACTTTGTAGGCCAATTGTTTACCATTGTAGACCTCTTTCATAGAACCCGTTGCTGCGGCCATATCTTTCTTGGCTTTTTTACGAAATTGTTTAAGCTCTAAAAGAATACTTGGTAAAAGACTTTCCACACCTTGAGCAAACTTATATTTTCGATCCCCAATTTCGAACGTTTCATATGTGACACCCGGAATATTTCCATAATTCTTTTCATCCATGACATACGTAGAATAACAAAGATTATGGGCCATCATGATAGAGGGATACAGTGCTTCAAAATCCAGTGCTGTGATTGGAGTGTAATACGCTCCCTTTTGTGCGTCGAGAACCGTGGCACCCTCATAGGGTTCTTCGGGTATCGCACCATAACGAATAGTTGGAACCATAAACCCCATTTCACGGGCCTTCTTCGTCAATTGACTAAATACCTTAATCTGTTGCCCTCGTTCCACAAGATAACATAACGGAACCCATGTAGCTTTTGCCATCTCTAAAAGATTCAAAAGAATACACATCTTTTTCAACAACTTGTGGGGCAGTAAAGTATCCTTAATACAATAGTCTGCAACTTCACCCAACTTATCCGGATCACCCTCGAGATATCGAGCAAACATCTCCTTTGGGGACATGTCTAATTTTTGGTCACCGATGTATAATTTTGAAACATTGTTCAAACTGTAAGAATCCAACTTGTAACCCTTCTTGACCTCGTGAAACATATCAAAAACAAAACGACCGGACATAGGGAAAAGTTTTAGAAGATTGTCCCCTAGAGCACTCGAACTCAATTTTTTCACAACAATTTCACAACTCTGATCTTTGAGCTTCCCAAGCTTGAAGAAGTTAGAGTTGCACCCACAAATAAAAGCTCGTTTGTATATGTATTCAAGATCAAAACCAAATATATTCCAACCCGTTATAATATCTACATCCTTTTCTTGTATATATTTCTGAAAAGCCTCGAGCATTTCCCGTTCAGTGTCAAAACTCCTCACATCAGGTCCACTCGTATTTTTATAACACAGACATATCTTTTCGTATGGCTCATCGGTGCCAAACTTACATAGGGAAATCGCAATCTGAAAACACGCATCCCCATTAACATCAGCATCCGGGAATTTACCTGTAGAACTGTTACATTCAATATCAAAAGATGCTACTACAAATGGTGCAATGTCATCCCTATTAACGGGCGTCAACGTAGTCCAATCATTACAAAATAGATCAATATCTACATTAGCCAGATGAGAGCGAATACATTTATCACCAGTGTCTAACCATCCCGTTGATTGTATACCAGTTCGATGCATCAGGCGAAGAACTGGGTCCAAATTTGATTCATATACTTTAGCTTTAAAAAGTCCAGAAGAATATAAATGCAATGGACGCCTTAGAAAATAATCCACACGACGACGCGTTTGGAGATTTACAAAATCTATCTTCATAAAACGGAACATCTGATTATTTTGAAACCCCCAAACATCCTTGGAATCCATAACCGAATAAGAAATTACACATTCAGGACATTTTTCATCGATAGTTTTATAAAGTTCCTTTGCTGAAACTCTCGAATCGAGTTTAATAAAAAAGTAAGGTGTAAATGACGTGGTTACACATATGGATTTCCCACTTTCCGTTTTACCAAAAATACTTATCAAATGTTCGTCATCTTCGTCACGAGCTTCCCAAGTCAGAGCCTGAAAAACTACCATATGTTTATTATGAGCCAGATTTTTAATATCATTTATTAATAAATGTCAGCTGCTTTAATCGAACTTGTTTCGGTAGGTGCCCAGGATGTCTATATCACAGGAGACCCCGAGGTCAGCTTTTTCCGTCAAAACTACAAACGATACACCAACTTTGCCATGAAGCCAGAGCGCTTAGATTACATCGGCACATTCGGTGCGAATAACGAAGTCACTATCCCCATCCGCTCCAAGGGTGACCTCATGAGCTACATATGGATTGAAGACGCCAATATCGCTGGTATTGACAATAACAATAACGGGTTATTTTCAGGAAATGCATCGTCTCCAACCGAATTCCAGTTGTGGATCGGTGGACAAATGGTGTGCACCCTCGACTCCCTTTTTATTCAGGGTGTTCACAACCCCCTTCTCCGTGACAATGCGGCAAAGGCTTCTGCGACTGTCACCACTAACACCCAAAAAACCAACCACGGTGGAAATCATTACATGATTCCCTTCTTCTTTGGTGAAGACTGGACTAAATCCCTTCCTCTCGTTGCTCTCCAGTATCATGAAGTTGAAGTTCGCATCAAATGCCGTGATGGGTACACCCCCGATGGAACACCAAAGGTATATGGTAACTACATCTACTTAGATACAGATGAACGTAAATTCTTTACAGACACCAATCATGAAATCCTTTTTACCCAAACACAATACCAGCCAGCCACTAACACAGACACCACTATGGATCTCAGTTACTTTAACCACCCCGTGAAATCTCTTCACCTCGTATCAGGAAATGCTACATCTTCCAACTGGGACTCCGAGTTCACGTTTTCAAAGTCTTCTCTTTACATCAATGGCGTTGCTCTATTTGAAGATACATCCCCAGTGTATCACCACAACGTCGTTCCCGAAATGCACAGCACGGATCTCCCCGATGATGTTCTCTTAGATCTCCCCACCTTCACATGGCCATTCTGTCTCAACTTGAGCAAGATGCAACCCTCTGGAACCCTAAACTTCTCGCGCATCGACAATGCCAAACTCTCGATTGTTGGACCAACAGGTGGCAACGCACTTCACCGCGTTTATGCAGTGAACTACAATATCCTTCGTATCAAGAATGGTATGGCCGGTGTCGCATTCGGTAATTAAATCCCGGTTATTGTAAATGAAGGTAGCACCCAGTGACTACCTTAAATGGTACAGACCAATTGACCCAACATTGCGTTCATTTTTACACGACTACTACAAAAAGAAAAAGAATCTCAATAAAACCCCTTGCTTTTGTAAAGGTCCAACAATGAGACATTTGGGTGGATGTACCCTACTAAAACGTAATAAATATTCCAAAATGAGGGAAACAACCCTAACAAACGTAATATTCGCAAACTTTACAAAATATGAGATTGAAATAACTGTCAAGAGTATAGCCACCAATGTTAGTGGTTGTGGGATAGGTATATTCGGTAATACAGTGACTATGGATGTTACACAGAGTGATAAACTACCCCAAACAATGGTAATACGACCCGCTCTTCATCGTTATAACCTAATAAAAAAAGTTACAAACGACATCCGTGTATTAAATTTCAAAACAAATCACCAACACCCCAAAAATTTACTTAATCTTATGATACCCGAACGCTTGTCAACCTCAACACTCCAAATAGATCCCGGAACACACTCGTATTATCTGACAGTTCGTCTCAGATCAAATGTAAACGATGAATGGAAAATTCTAATGACAGATATACTTCACCACTCGTGTTATGATGTTATATTCGAAAATGTTCACTTAAATGAAAATGAAATGGATAACGTAATGAAAGAACGAATCAAAGAACTAAAACATGAGATGACACGAAAGGGGCGGGAACTCGATCGCCTAAGTGAAATCATAACCGATGGAAGTTAAGATAATGTCTAAACGAAGAGCAAAACTGTCTCGTAAAATTGGTAGTATCAAAGTACCAATTTTACGTGAGTGTATACACACTGAATTTTCTTTATTTTCTATTCAACCCCAAATCTTTTTGACTCAAGGATTTCCTTAGTCTTCTCATACATCCTTGTACCGTGGAAGGTTTTATCCTTCACTTCATCCCAAATCTCTAGACGACCCTCCAAAAAGGATACAAAACTATCTGGGTTTCTCGAAGATCTGTAACGAACCCTCTCACCCCCAAGAGCTTTGTTCATCGCATCTACACGAGAATCCATTGATTGTTGTAGACACTGTTCAGGTGTGAGACGAGTTGAAACTTCATTTTTATTTTTACCAACCATTTACTATTTATAATAGTAAATTCTTTATACTCATGAACAAACATGACCACCTTGTAGACCATAATTGTTTACAGGGTAGTGATACCGACAATAATGATACCCACATTTATGGCAATAAGCTGTTCCACCACCCTTCACACAACTGCCCCGAAACCATGGTGCAGTGCAACAACCGATAGAACTATCAAATACTACACTAGCGATGTCAATTGTAGCTTTTGTCGCAGCAGCTGCAGTTGCTGGATCAACCATCTTTTACTTTAGCCTTTTTATTTTTTTTCTGGAGCAAGGCGCCTCTTGATATCAAAGCCTATACGTCCCGTTGAAAATATAGAACACACACAAGCACCTAGGAGCATCGCCATCATTGGTGGTGGACCCTTGGGGAGAGGACCCAACTTTTGAATAACATTGACAAACATAAACATACAACAAACAAACGAACCAATCGTCGAAAGACGCAATGGTGTTTTGACATTATACATCTCTGAAGTAGTTGGTAGTAAATCCATCCCTGGGATAGATGGAAGGAGATCAGAAACCCCGGGTATCATTAAGATAGGAAGCATTTATTGTATACACATATTTAAAAATCCGAATACTTAATTTTGTATCCCTCCGTGGTAGGGGTATCTTCACTGTCTGGGGATGGTTCTTCTACGGGTGCGGGACCCGCACTTGGACCCGCACTGGGAGCCACACTGGGACCCGCGCTGGGACCCGCACTGGGACCAATCATCTCGTCATCCTTTGAAGCAAAAACAATTAAGGCTGCAACTCCAGACGACATCATAGCCAAAAGGAGTAATGTGATGGCGAGAGCAGGTTTCATTTTTTAATATATACTAACAAAAATTTTTTGTAAGATCATATTCTCTTTTATGTAATTCAAAACTCGAGGATGATATTTTTGCCTTTAGTTTCAATAACTCCAAAACTGTATCTTCATCCAAAAATTTTAAAAATTCTCGTTTTGATTCAAGATCATTAAGTATAAACTGTTCCTTTCTCGCCTGGACGTAGGGCCATACATGTTTACGTAAGGATGCAATCTCCATCTCAAGCTTGACCATGTGGGGAAGAATAACTTCTCGGATAAGTTTATTTGTTTCGTGTAAATCGTCTTTGAATTCGGTCATAAGTAGTATTCAAATAAAAACTTTAAATACCTAAGTTGTGAATAGAATTTATATTTTAAGACAAAATGTCATTCACAATTACCGACACCAAAAAAAACTTTCTTCGCAAGATAAGTGGAGGTATTCATACTTTGATGGCCTCATCTTATCTGTCTGATGAAATCGGTCTACAACCATTCGGAATAGTTGAAGAATTTATTTCAAGAAGGTTACTTGTATATGATACAAATGCAGTTGGTGCACCGAGACATTGGTTCTCTGATTACAAATTTGATTTAGAATTGGATACCATGTCTGACAATGAACTATCTGAATTTTTTCTTTACTTGGATAATGTAGATATAACTATTAAACGAGTATTCAGTGAAGCATATTTGTCATACGATGATATGAATGACGATGAATATGATTACACAAAACTTATAGAAAACAACTATATAACAACTTTCAAACAATTTTTAAGTATAAAGAATTAGAATTAGTTTGTAATATGATTGTGCCACTTGTTGCACTTTGTTTATTTAAATTAGGATTAATTCCGCGGACAGAACCATACGTCGTAAAAAGGTTTAGACTGCGTGATCTAAAACAATTACCAAGAGATTGGGAAGATGATAAGATGACTGCTAAAAGCGTCATATCAACTATAAACGACTTTTCCAAAGCTTACTATGCATCAAGTTTTGAACCCATATTTACCATACGAGGTATGAAACCTATTGAAAGTATATTCAGAGAATACATAGGTGGGGATACCGGTAAAGACCTACTTCTGATTTCAAAACGATGTATATCCGATGCACTCGTAAATGAATTTAACTTACAAGAGATCAAGAGTATGCTTGAAAATTGGAAGGGTGAAAATATTGATGAAGTTCGAACACTATTGTCACACTATATATATAAACTTGAATCGTTTACAGAACAAGAAGAAGAAGAGCTTAAATTAACTGGGTTTTTCACTGGATTGGATGATGTAATTGAAAGTTTCCTAGGAGAAAATAACTATAAAACTTTGGAAATCATGATTCTCTTTTTTGAAAAAATCGATGAACTTAAATGTCTGATATAATGACATATCTGAATGGTTCATGTGAGTTTGGAATACATCTCATCACCCTCGGTCCCCCGTATGTAATACTGACAGAATAAGTATCATCCTTATATCCTTTAACTTTAGCACCTGATGGTAAAATCATAGACTTTATGGGTTTATCAAACGTATATCTAGAACTCATAGGTTTTGTAATTGTAATAGGATTCTCCGTTAGAATGCGCGTTTTGTAATCACAATCAGCAAAGAAGAATATCTCTTTACCGTTAACCTTATCTTCCCAGTCTTTGATTCGTTTACGTTCTTTGCGCGCTTTATCCCATTTTTCGTAAAGTAAATATCCTGACACTGATATGAAAATTAGAAATAATATCAATAATATAGGAACAAGTGTATTCATACTATAGTTATGTTATACTTTTTTTTTATAAACCTGTGAACACCCTCAAAGGTGGGATAACTCCATAGACACCACCTAGACCAAACCACTTAACTTCCAATCTTCCTTGTCACTGGTAGTTACACCGAGCATGAGGTCTTGTATTTTTTTTGGGGTCTCTTTCTGCAATTATACGCCTGGGGGTAGAAAATTATAAAACACTCGATATTATGGTAGTCTTTTTCGAAAAGATGGATATTCTTAAACGTGAGTTATGTGCACAGATTTGACCGGGTCAGTTATACACCTCAATACCCTAGGACCAGTGTAAGTAAATGAAATGTTATTGTCATCATCTGTAAATGCCTTAACTTCCACACCCTTGGGGATAATCATCGACCGAAACTGGTCTCTAAACAAATTGACGATGATAGAACTCCCGTCGTCGTGACCGAACGCGGAGTCAATTCCCCTGTACTTACACTCAGTAAAAAGGAATACCTCATCCCCGTTGACTTTATTTTCCCAGTCCTCGATCCGTTTCCTTTCGTCAGCATCTCTTTTCAATCGCTGGATGAAAAGGTATCCAAATATTGACAAAAAACATGTAAAAAGTATAACTAATACAGCAATAATTGTACCTCTGCTCATACTATAGTTATGTTATACTTTTTTTTTATAAACCTGTGAACACCCTCAAAGGTGGGATAACTCCATAGATACCACCTAGACCAAAACCCAGCACTACCCAAACCACTTAACTTCCAATCTTCCTTGTCACTGGTAGTTACACCGAGCATGAGGTCTTGTATTTTTTTGGGGTCTCTTTCTGCAATTATACGCCTGGGTATCTGACCCCCGTGGCGAAGAACATAGGAACGCATTCGTGAAGGATTCTTGTGTTTGGTGTAGTCGGAATATCCACGTGCACCAAAGTCAACAGTCCTGCCGTCTTCTAGTATCGCCCTGAACTTCTTCCTCGGGTTCGGGCTACGAATAATTTTGACGCGCATACTTATAATTTACAAGGATTTATTTCTGGCACGCACCACAGTACGCCTCCTTCTTGGGGAGGAAGAAAAGGTGCTCTGGTCCACGTTTCACACGGTAAAGGTGGTCATAGAGGTGGAAGAGTGCGTAGGCAACAATAGCAGTGCCCAAAACGGGGCTCTTCATCTTGCGGGTAGTCCACGCGTGGTACGCAATGAACGAGACGAGGAGGATCTGAACAATGGTGAGCGCTGGGAGAGCTGGCATCTTGAAGCGATGCTC